ATGCCAACTCGGTGCTCAAGCGCGAATATGAGCTCGATATCGGCACGGCCATCACCGAAGTGGCTGGCGCGGCCGTCGCCTAAAGCCTTCTGTAGCTCACCTTGGATACAGGCCCGACCACCGGGCCTGTTCTCCATTTACCTGCATACACACAGACCACCAAACGAAGAAAGAGAGACTGCACTATGTCGACCACCGAAAATCAGACCCCGAGCCTCAATCGTTTCGATGCCCGCCCTCGCGCCAATGCCGGCGTGTGGTTCAATCTCAAGAACCCGGAGGATATGGGCGAAGATATCGCCAACGGCACCATGGAAGTGGGCGAGGGCGACCAGAAGAAGGTCGTGCCGAAGCCCATTCGCTTCCTAACCCACGGCACCGACTCCGACCGCTTCATCAGGGCGAATAACGCCAAGCGCGCCGATGAGATGACCGACAGCCGCAAGGGTGTCAAGTTCTCTCAGACGCTTACCGACCAGCGCGTGCGCGCCTTGGTCGCTGCCGGCGTCTCCAATTGGGACAATGTGCCCACTTGCTGGGTGAAGGGCGGCAGCGACAACACGCCCATCGAGTACACCGAAGACAATTGCGTCGAACTGTTCAAGAACCTCGTCTGGGTGCAGGAACAGATCGACGTCCAGATTTCCGACAGAAAAAACTACTTCGGGGACTAGTAGACGAACTGAAAGACTTCGCGGTCTCCCACTCATCCGCAAATCCCGACCCCAATATCGTGTGCCCTCCTTTGCTCGATGAGCTTTGGAACCACTTTCTTGAGTTGTCGAATACGCGGAGGTGGGGGCCTGCTGGTCCCCTCGCTATCACATGGGAAGAGATCGGCTGGTACAATAAAGAGTGCGAAGTCCAGCTTACCGTGTGGGAGAAGCTCATCATCCGGCGCATCGACGAAGTGGTCGTGCCGATGATTGGTAAACGTATCAAGCATCGCTTGTCCGGCAAACCTGACCCGCTTGTTATGCGCGCGGATCAACCCGGCATGATCAGGTCCTTCTTTCAGGGCTTGGTCAAAAGAAAAGCACCCGCAGACAAAAAGGAATAGTCCTTTGTCCGACGAATCCAATCTCGCAAAACTCGGCTTACAAGTCGACTCCTCGTCGGTTCGCACCGCGAGGAGCGATTTGCAGTCGTTTAACGCGACAGTGGGTCAGACGAAGGCTGCGGTAAGCGGGCTGCAATCCGGCAGCACGATCATGGCTCGGGAAATGGCGCAGGTAACGGCGGCGATGGTTGCCGCTACCCGCGCCACCCAAGCCAACCGCGTCGCCGCGCTGACGCAGGCGCAGGCTGCTCGGGATGCGGCGCAGGCCCAACTCAACGAGACCCGCAACACCATCGCGGCCGTTGATGCGAAGCGTGCTCTTGAGCAAGCCCGCCAAGCCGAAGCCCGCTCTTCGCGCGATGTCGCTGCCTCCATCGGTCGCGAAAATCAATTGCGCGAATATGCGAGCCGGCTCATCACAAAAGAGACTTCCGATTTGCGCAGCTTGTGGGCTGCGCAGGAACAATACAATAAATCGCTGCGTGACTATGGTCAGGCAGCAGCGCAGACCCGTGCCGCACAGCAGGCGCAGCAGCAGGTCGGCGCTACCAATTTCCAGAATGGTTTGAACTCTCGCATCATGACCCCGAGCACGGGGCTGACGCAGGGTGATCTTGAGGAGAATGCTCGCGCGGCGCAGATGCTCCGTGCCTCCATCGACCCGCTCTACGCTTCTTCGATGCGTTACGCTGCGGCGATGAAGGAGATCGACGCTACCGTCAAGGCGCTCAATCTCAGCGAAGCTACCTCCATCCGTCTGCACGAACAGGCGCGGGTCGCTTTCGAGGGCGAAGCTGCTGCCGGCAATCGCGTCAACGGGGTGCTGCGCAATTCCTCACACCTCATGTCCAATCTGAGCTTTCAGGTCAACGACGTTGTCTCGGGCCTGCTCATGGGGCAGTCGCCCTTCCAAATCCTGACGCAGCAGGGCGGTCAGTTTATTCAGATCATGCAGATGTCGGGTAAGAGCCCCATCAACTTCCTGCGTGATTTGCGCGACATGATCTTCGGGCTCGTCACGCCCGCGCGCGTTGCCATGGCTGCTGTTATCGGTATGGGCGTGGCTATCGCTTCGCTCTATGCCGGAGCCATCAACAAAGGGAAGGGGCTGGACGCTGCGCTAGAGGGCACTGGACGCGCGGCTGGGGTCACGGCTTCTGAGCTTGATGAAATGGCCACCTCCGCAGCGCGGGCTTCCAAGGTCGGCATCGCAGCCGCTCGGGATTGGGCGGAAGCCTATGCGAAGTCCGGTAAAATCTCCGGCGACTCCATCCGCGACCTTACCGCTCTCACTGCCGACTATGCTGCTACCACGCAGCAGACGACGGAAGACGCCAACAAGGAACTGGTCGCGAGCTTCTCCGATCTCTCGACGGGTATCGACACTATTGCGAAACGCTTGGGCGGCATCACTCCGGCGCAGAAGCAATACATCAAGGACCTCGAAGCCAACGGCCACCATACGCAGGCTGTCAAGGCTGCGATTGATGCGATGGACCCGTCGCTGGCGAGCCATGAGAAGCACATGACCATGCTCGGTCGCCTTTGGAATAACTTTACTCGCGCGCTGAGTGAAGCCAAAGCAATGATCGACTCTGGTATTGCTCCCTCCAATGCGTCTATGTTGAAGGATGCACAGGCGCAGATGGCCGAAGCCAAACGCCAGGGTGGTGGTTTCTGGGATGAGACCGGCACCTATGTGACTCAGAAGTCGATACAGGATCGGATGAACCATCTCGCGTTGCAGGAACGTCTTGCGCGCGAGAAGCGCATACGCGACCGCGACAATCAGCAAACCATTGACGCGGGTTCGAATGCTGCGCCTCTGATCTCTGGTGTCATCCCCGGCTACGCTGACAAGAAGACTTTGGAAAGCCAGATCAGCAAAATCGGTAACGCCATCGACGTCGGCGGCATCGACAAGACTTCGCACTCCTATGCGCAAGCTCGGGTCGCTCTCGAAGCCTACACTCATGCGCTCGACACCTACATCACGCCGGCTGAGCGTGCGACGCGGCAGAGTGAGATCGACAATCAGGCTTTGCGCGCGAAGAGCCCGCTACAGCAAGCGGCTGTTCGTGAGGCGCAGATTGCGCTCGACCAGTCCGGCAAGGTGATGACTGCCGAAGAGCGCAAGGCTACGGCATCGGCTGCGTACTCTACCGCATTGAAGGCGGCGAACTATCAACTCTATCTGCAAAACGAAACGCAGAAGCTCGCTGTTAATGGTAGCGTAGCGCTTGCCGGCGCGTGGCTCAGTGGGGAAGAAGCAGCGATGCGGGCAACCGCATCGACGCAGGCCCGTACCCAAGCGCTGACGCAATCGGTCAATGTCGAGCAGCGCACGCGCGATATTATGACAGAGGCGGCTTCTGCGCAGATTGCGCAGCTTGGTCGCGGCATCGACGCGCAAGAAAAGAACGCGATGGCGCAGAAGGCCGCGAATGATGCGGTGGCCGAAGGCACGATCTCCTATACGCAAGCTGCTGTGCAGGTCCAGCGCTCAGCTGAACTGACGCAATTGGAAACCTTGGCGACTTGGGAAGCTGTCAAATCCAACAAGGAATTGTCGGCTACACTTCAGCAGCTTATCAAGGACAAGAAAGCCGCCAACGAAAACGAGGACATCGAAGCCGACCGCGCGCTCATGGCGCAGACCACGGCGGATATGAAGGAGCAGCTTCGCCTTGCCTCCCTGTCTCGGGAAGAGGCTGAGCAAGAGAGCGCCATCATGTCGGTCGCTCGCCAGCGTCGCCGCGAATTGTCTGCCGAAGAGAAGACCGGCATCCGCAATCAAGTCGCACTCCGCCAGGAAACTGAGCGGTGGCGCGCGGTTGTCGACGATGTGTCGGCTTCTTTCGAGGACATGTTCTTCGAACTCTTCGACAAGGGTAAGCTCTCCTTCGGCTCGCTGGTCGATAGTATCAAGTCCTCTTTCGCGCGGATGCTCGCGTGGATGGCGACACAAGCCATCATGGCACCGATCATCATTCCGATGGTCGGAGAGATGGCCGGTATGTTCGGCATAGGCGGAAGCGCCGGCTTGTCCCAAGTGCTCGGTGCCGGTAGCGGCATGGGTGGCGTCGCCGGCATGGGCGGCGGTGGTGGCGTTCTCTCGATGTTGTCGAGCGGCGCGTCCTTGGGAAGCGCTACAGGAATGTTTGGCTCGGGCGGAATGCTCGGGGGCTTGGGAAGCAGCATCAGTGGTGCCTTCAACGGCTTGGGCGCTTCGCTAGGCTTCGGCACTCCGGCTCTTGCTGGACCCGGCATGACCGTGGCTCTACCCATGGGCGGCACCACGACGATCAGCGGCGCTCTCCCTGCCCTGAACGGTTCCATCTTTGGCGCAGCTTCTCTCGGCTCGATGCTTGGTGGTTTCGGTGCAGGCACGCTCGCTTCCTCTCTGATCTTTGGCAACAAGAACAGCGCGAGCATGGGAAGCATGGGTGGCGCAGCTATGGGCGCGTTGCTCGGCTCTGTGGTTCCCGGCATCGGTACGCTCATCGGCGGGCTCGCTGGCGGCTTGCTTGGTGGCGGTCTCGGCTCGATGACCGGCACCAGCAATCAAGGAGCCATCGCTAACTTCACCGATGGTGGCGCAGGCTCTACGCTCTTCAAGCAGGGTGGCGGTCAGAACGGACAGATGGCTCTCGCGGCGACGCAAGCTGTCTCCGGCGTTATTGCCAAGCTCAAAGCGGCGGGCGTCTCTTCCTCGCTCGGCAACATCTCCGGTATCTCCATCGGCTCGGACAAATCCTATGTCTACGGCTCCGATGGCATGAAGGAGAAGCTTGCCGGCGGTGATGTGGAGGCGGTTGTGGCGCGCGTGCTGCGCACTGTGCTCTCCTCCGCTTCTGGCGGCGATGCCAATACGCAAGCCATCATCGGCAAGTATCAGGGCGAAGGTGGACTGACGCAGGGTAATCTCGACGCCTTCCTTGGCGACATTGAGTTTGCGAACTCGCTCAAGAATGTCGATTGGGGTGTCGAGAAGCTGACCCAGTCTCAGCAGGTCTTGAAGCAGATTACCGACCAGTGGGATTCTCTCATTGGTCGGGCGAGTGAGCTTGGTCTCGATATCGCTCAGTTGCAGGCCGGCCGTGATAACGCTGTGCAGACGGTCATCAACGACTTCAACGAAGGGGTCGCCGATACCATTGCGCAGATGACCGACCCTGTCCGCTACCAGTTCGAGAGCTTGGCGAAGACGCAGAAGGATCGGTTGGACGAAGCGAAGTCCATCAATGCCGACATTGCTGCGGTCGCCCGGCTCAACAAGCTGGAAATGGACAATGTTGCGAAAGCCTTCGAGGAGGGTGTGAAGCAGGCGCAAGCGCAGCTTGACGCGCTGACCAAACAGACCGAGTCGGTCCAACAGGCGCAGCAGGCTCTCTCCGCTGCCTACAACGCATCGGCGCAGGCGCTACAGAGTTCAATTCAGCAGGCGCAGGGCAAGATTGAGAATGCCTACACTCGCCAGGCTACCCGCTTGCGGGATGCCATCGAGTCGTATGGTTCGACGGGCGCGGCTCTCCGCGAAGGGAAGGCGAGTCTCCGCGCTGGCGATAATACGAGCGGCAACTTGGGGCAATACATCGCCGTCAAGCGCCTGTTTCAGGACACCGCTTCGGCTGCGGCTGGTGGTGATCAGGGGGCGGCAGGCCGGTTGCAGGAAATCGGACAGCAGTTCCTCTCTGTCTCGCGCACCACGTCTCAATCGAATGCTGACTATCAGCGCGACATGGCGATGGTCAGCCACGCCATGTCGGTAGCGATTGAAGCAGCTGACCAACAGGTGTTGTTGGCTACGCAGCAACTCGACGCGCTCAATGCTTCGGTCGCTGGTTTGGACTTCCTTGCGAGCACTGTGGCCGAAGTCAAGGAGTCGGTGCGCGAACTGACCGGGCAATCGACCGCGAACGCGACTCAGAATACCATCGCTACGATCATGGCTCTCAATGCCGGCGACCAAGCGATCCTTTCTCAGGCGCAGGTCGAGCTTGCCAACGCACAGAGCCAATTGGTAGCGCTCAACGCTTCTGTGGTCGGGCTCGGTATCATCGACAACACCTTGAAGTCGATGGATCAGGCAATCCGTGATTATCTTGCTGCACAGACGCGTCAGCAAGACTTGGACAATGCTGCCATCGTGGCGGCTCAAGCTGCGCTGGACCTCGCCATCAAAAATCAGCAGATGGCGCAGGGCTACATTGACGGCAGCGTTCAGGCTGCGGCTGCTGCTGCCGCTTCGGCTGCGGCTGCTGCTTCTGCGGCTAACAGCGTGGTGCAAGCCACCGCTGCTGCGCAGGAAATGAGCGCGAGCCAGAATGTCAGCAGCTTCTCGGGAGTGCTGGATCAGGGATGGCTCGCCGGCTTGTCAGGCAAAGCGTCCATTGGGAAGATCAGCGGTGCGCTCTACGCCCTCAATAACTTGGGCGATAGCGACCCGGCGATCTACAACAGCAACCGTGATGCTCTGCACGATATGGGCTACCCCGGCTTTGCTTCGGGCGGCACACATTCTGGCGGCTGGCGCATGGTGGGTGAGTATGGCCCTGAGTTGGAATACACAGGGCCTTCTCAGATTGTGTCGAGCGATATGACCGAGAGCTTGTTCGACAATTCGGAATTGGTCAAGGAGCTTCGCCTTCTGCGGCAGGTGGTCGACGCCATCTATCGCGTTGCCAAGGAAGGCGGCACGATGACCGCGCGCATCAAGGATATTCTCTACAGCACAACGAGGGATGGACAGTCCTTCTTCACCAGGGATGCACCATAATGCGCGTTCTTCCTCCCATTGATTTGTTCACTAGTGCGTTGGTGACCGCTTCAAGTATTGCCGAGCCCGATGCTACTCAGGGCGAAGCTACTTGGAGCGGAGCCACCAACTACGCGTTGGCGGCAGAAGCTATCTCGACGGCTACTCATCGCAAGTACCGGTCGCTGCAAGCTGCCAATCTCAACCATCCTTTGCCGAACTATACCATCGGCGAGACTGAGAATGATTGGTGGGTCGATATCGGGCCTACGAACAAGTACGCGATGTTCGACTATAATCGAACCACCACGAGCATTGATACGTCGCCGCTCTCGGTGACTATCGCACCCGGTCAGCGAGTCGACTCCTTGGCGCTGCTCGGGATGCAGGCAACACAAGTCACCATCTCCGCTACTTCAGTGTTGGGCGGCGGCACAGTCTATGGCCCGGAGGTTGTCTCGCTACGCCGGCGCTCGACGCGCACATGGAGCGACTACTTCTTCGGAGCATTCCGAGAAGTGCCCTCCATCATCCTGACAGATTTGCCGCAATTCAGCGACCTCATTGTCACAGTCGAGTTCGAGAACGCGAGCGACAACGTGCGAGTAGGTACGTGCGCGATTGGTAAAAGCATCTTCCTTGGGGATATCGAATACAACCCCATCTCGGATGCGATCAACTTCTCAGAAGTCAATCGCAATGACTTTGGTGATGCGCAGCTTACCCAGCGTCGCTCTATTCCGAAGACCACGCAGAAGGTCTTTGCCGACACCGATATTCTGAACTCTGTTCGGCAGGCGCGCACTGACCTCAACGCTCAAGTGGCGGTCTGGTTTGGGCTCGACGATGAGGATGACCCGCGCGCCGAAGCGCTGTTGATCCTTGGCTTCTACCGCACGTGGACCATCGACCTTGTTGGTGATGATGTGTTCGAACAAAACATTGAAATCGAAGAGTTCTAGGAAAGGCTTATATAATGGCTATTGATCCGCTGCCTACTCCGGTTCCGCAAACCACGGACCCGGTCAACTTTGATGCGAGGGCAGACGCGCTCCTCGCTGCGCTGCCTACAATGGTTGACCAGATGAACGCCACCGCCGCTGCGATGAACGCGGCTGCGTCTGCGATGCCGTTCGCTATGGACTATAACTATGACAGCACCACGACTGCGGCTGATCCTGGCGCGGGCAAGCTTCGCTTTGATAATGCGAACCCGGCTGCTGCCACCGCGGTATACATCGACCTTGTTGATGCTTCGGGAGTTGATCGCACCAATGAGTTGAATGCGCTGGACGATAGCAACAGCACCACGAAGGGCTATCTGCTGGTCTCGAAGGCAGGTGATGCGACCAAGTTCGTTACCTTGGCAATCGCTTCGATGACTTCGCCGGCAGGCTATCGCTCGATTGTTGTCACGGTCGCCAACTCAAGCGGAGCTTCGCCCTTCACCAACGGCGATGCGCTGGTCTTTGGCTTCTCCCGCACGGGTGATAAAGGCGACACTGGCCCGGCCGTACCTTGGGCTGTTGCGGGAGGGACAGCCAACGCGCTGACTGCGACCTACAATCCCGCCATCACCTCTTTGACCGATGGCTTGGAGTTGAAGTTCCGTGCGGCATCAACCATCACCAGCACTACTCCGACGTTTGCACCCAACGGCCTGACAGCGCGAACGATTGTTCGGGAAGGTGGCGCAGCGCTTCTCAAGAGCGACATCATCGCTCTTGCTGAATACACGATTGTGTATAATTTGGCGAACACGCGATGGGAGTTGGTGAACCCTTCGGATAAAACGATCCGCTTCTTCGCTTTCAACACTGCTGATATGACCAACGCCACTGGTGATAATACTTCTGTCACTATTAACTTCGCGGGCGTTCGGGAAAACATCGGCGGTCACTTCAATACAGGCGCATCAAAGTTTGTTGCACCCTTTGCTGGTATCTTGCGCGGCTTCTTGCACGTTGCCATGTCGGCTAACGTTGCCACACTTTCCCGCCCCTCTGTTGTAGGCACAACCACAATTATCGGCATCGGCCAAGACGGCAGCGGTCTAAATCAGATTGACAAGTCATACGTCATTGAGCTTGCCGCTGGTGAAGAAGTAACTATGCAGGCACGGCACGCTGGAACGACGAAGACTATCACAATCCTTGGGCACGCTACGGCGTGGAACAATACAAACTGGTTTGGCGAGTTCACGCCGCTTTAAGAAGGAACTGATAACATGCTCTGGGTTAACTACACAAAGCCGACGTTTGCAAAAATCGTAAGTGGGGAGTTGGTGCGCCTATCGACTGTGCTGCCTCCGTTCGATGAAGAGACAGCCGGATTGCGCGACCTAAATACCGCTGACCGCGTGGCGGCTGGTTGGTATCAAATCTCAGCCTGTCCTGACCAGAACGAGGACGGCGACACGGCTGCACCGACTGAGTATCTGCTCTCCGGCACCGACGCAGGTGCTGGTACCTGCACGCTTACGAAAGAGTAAACAACCCGCATAGCTGAGAAGGAAACAGACCGCATGACCACTAACTGGGTACCTATCATCCGGCAGTTCGCGCCTAATGCTGCCCCTGCGATTTTCAATCCCTTTGTCGCCGGCTTGCCGGCAGCTTTTAACGAAGCTGTTATCGTGACCGAAGGCAAAGGCAAAGATGAGAAGAAGGTGCCGTATAAAATCAGCACCCCACGACGCCAGGCTCATCTTCTCGCGCACGTCTTCCACGAGTCCGCGCATCTGAAAGCCACCACGGAGAACCTGAACTATTCCGCTGATGGTATCCGCAACACATTCAAAAAGCTCGCCGGCCGTGCGGAGCAATTAGCGCGCAATCCCCAAGCGCTCGCTAATGCGGCCTACGCCAATCGCTACGGCAACGGAGACGAAGCTTCGGGCGATGGCTGGCGCTATCGCGGGCGCTCATTCTTTCAGCACACATTCAAAGGCAACTACCAAGAGCTTTCGGATTGGCTGGGAGTCGATCTCGTCAGAGACCCTGACCGCTTGGCGAGCGATCATGCGTTGGGTCTTCGAGCGGCGGTCTTCTACTTCATCAAGCGGGGCTGCATTCCCTTCGCTGACATGGACAACATCGTCGGCACAACCAAGATCATCAACGGCGGTGCGAATGGCTTGGCAGAGCGCCGGGCGATGAAAGACAAACTCCTCCGCCTGTTGGGCGGCAAATGAAAAGGAAACAACCCGACATGGCAGACCTCAACATCAACTTCCCTGAAGTAAAGTGGGAGGCGTTCATTCCCGCCATCTTGGCGTTGATCCTTGTGGGTGGTTTGTTTGCTATCCTCTTCCTGCTCTTGTTCCATGAAATCCCGGACAAGAATCGGGACGCCTTCAATATCGTCTTTGGTGCTATCAGCGGGTCGGTCGGCACGTGCGTTGCCTTCTACTTCGGCTCCTCGAAATCTACCGCCACCAAGGACGCTACCATCGCCGGCTTGGCTAAGACGGCCGTGCAGGCTACGGGCGGGACGGGTGATGGCAGCGACAAGACGTAGCTCCGAAAGAAGAAAGGAGGGCCGACATGGAATTGGCACCTAAGACAATTGCTGATCTCTACCTGCAAGGTGGCGCGGCTCTGCTTCTCATCGTGTTGCTTGTGCTGGCGCTCATTGCCACCTTCAAGTATCTGGTCAAGCCGCTTTGGCAAGACAACATCATGCTTCGAGAGAAAGTACTGACGATGAACGAGCGCGTCGTGGTCATGGGGGAGGCTTCACGCATCACCAATGAGACAACCGCGAAGGCGCTCTTTGAGCAATCGAATGTCCTCCGCGATCTCATCGCAGCGTGGAGGACTCCCAAATGAGCACACTGAGCGTGGTCAAAGCCGCCCTGCATTACCTGCGTAAAGAAAAAGCAGCCTTCCACGAGGAGGCTGCTCGAAGAGATGTTCGTGCGGATGCCGCCTACCAAGGAAGCATAACATCGGCACAGACGGTGATATCAGCAGCCCGCAGACTAGAGCAGCGCTCCAATGCGGATTTCATTCGAGAGGTGATGCGTGGACATACAAATTGATTGGACTAGTGTGGGGCTTGAAGGTATCCGGGCAACGCTGTTCTCGACTGCCCTATTCTCGGCCGTCATGTTTGCGAACGAAGGCCGCACCGCTTGGGGCATCATCTGCGCATTCCTCACCGGGCGCGTCCGTGAGAGGCAATTGATCGGGTTCGCTTCGCTCGGCTGGTTCGTTGCCGGCCTTTCGACAATGCTGCTGACTTTCCACCGGATGCTAAATACGCTTACGGGGCATCGCAACACTCACGCGATTGGCACGACATGGGATGGGTTGTGGCTTAGTGTCGGTGAGTATGGATTGGCTTGGGGCTTCTATATTCCCGTGCTGGCTATCTTGTGGTATCGCCGCAGGATCAAGCTCGGGATTGGTCTAGGCTTCGCCGCTATCGCGGTGGGCCTGCTCTTCGCCTTTCTGGAATATCGCCTACAGACAAAGCTCGTGCCCTAACCCCGCGCGCAAAAAGAAACCCCGGCTCCTTCATTGGGGCCGGGGCTTTTTTGTCGTCTCTTTTCAGGGCTTTGCAGGGGGCGGCTTGCCTTGGGTGGGCTCGGATGCCGCCCCCTCCTTTGAATCGCCGCCAGTGGCCACGATTTTGGCGCTCTTGGGGGCCCTAACTGGGGGAAGAAGGGCAGCTTTCAGCCTCTCCGGGGAATGATAGTGCGCGAGCGCGAGCTTGAGCACCCGCAGCGCACGGCCGGGTCGAAGCTCATAGTGCTTGTCGAGCGTCTCGGGAAAGAAGTCCTGAACCAGAATTGCAAACACAATCTGGAATAGCGAGACGGGCTCGCCAGTCTTGTTGCGCGCGATGCCGATGACCTTCACCGCATTATACCATGGCGTATATACCTTTCGATGCGAGTCCCACAAACCCTGGCCCATGGTATCGGCAGGCAAAAGGTTTTGTCGGCTTCCTCCGCTTTGCGAGAAGCTCTGCCCTCCGCCTGATAGGCCGCGCGAGAATGCGCGCCAGATGTTCTGTATCTCTTCGGCGGCTTCCTGCTCATGCACTGTGAAGCCGTTGCTGCCGGCATTGATGTGTGAGATAGCATCGAGCCGACCCGCACGCTCGCGCTCCGGGGGCTTGGTGCGCGTAAGCTCCGCCAGCAAGACCGCCTCTACTGTCTCATGCTTGAAGCGACGAAGCGCTTCCTGCCTGATGTTGAAGCCTAGCTCTGCTACTCTGCCGCGCGAGCTTTCCGAAAAGAGATGGTGCGAAAGGAAGTCGCGGCAGATGCCGAGCAGCAGCGGAAAGATTTTAGCGCTGGTGACCATGGGGCCTGTAGGAGGTGGCCCCTTCGCCTTCGACAGCGCGCGTTCGAGACGCACAACCTGCTTGGGTTCGCCACGCTTCTTGGCTTTGCCCTTCTTCGCCATTTTGCTAATGCCTTGGTGTTGCTTAGGAAAGCATACTCTATATCCAAGAGAAAAGCAGCCCGCTCTCTGCTTCCCAATATCTGTGCGGTATCAATGTATGCTTTATATGATGACTACCACAAAAAGGAAACAGCACCATGCTTTTAAAACTGCGCGCCGGGGAACGTTTGGTCGTTCGCTTCATCGGCAATGACGAAAAGAAAATCACCCTTCACTACTCAGAAGACGGCCACATAGACCTCGATCACAATTTCGAGGAGTTTCCCAACATCAACTTGGCGCACTATTCTGAGATCGAACGCGCTTGGTTCAACAGGAACAAGAAGCTTGCCCCCAATCTGGTCGCGACCTTGTTCGAGCTATCGGTGGATGGGGTTGTCGAAGGTGCTTCCATCGCCCACATCTCAGCGCACGCCGGCATATCCCAAGAAGACAACAACTCGGAGTTCTATTACCAACTCAAGCTGTTGGAGCAGGCCGGTTCGCTATACAAGCAGATGGGTGGTGGCAGCAAAGCGAACAAGTACTTCTTCCTTACCCCGGAGGGAGCCCGCATCTGCGACCAGCAGCTTGACCGCCCGGCGCAGAAGGAGAGCGAGGGCAAAGCCGCGAAGCCCGAAGTGGAGCAGCGCCTCAAGCTACGCGCCACACATTCGGATTGGTTCAAGAAAGCCTCTCCCTTCCTTCTGCCGGTGCCGAACATGTTAGCCTTGGCGGCTACTCTCGATAAGCTTCGGGCCAAACGCGGTGACATCTGGCAAGTGGACAGCGCCGGCTGGGAAGACCTCGTCAAGCTCAGCAAGCTCTCTACCAACAAATTGCAGGAAGCCCGGCGCGGGTTGGAGTCGAGCGGCTGGCTTCATGTTGATGCAGCGCCTTTGGGTTCGGGTCGCCGGAATGTCTACTATTTCCGCGAGCCCGGACAATCGTCCATGGTTTTGCAAGAAGTGAAAGCGAAGTGAGCACCAATCCTCCCCACGTCATCAGAAGCAAGGGGCTCGATGTTCAAGTCTGCGTGCCTCTCGATTGGAATGACGAGCAGGTCATCGAGTTCGCAGAGAAGAGCAATCCTTGCGGCACCGAGAATGGGTGGCAAATCCGCAAGCAGCCTGGCGGCAAGCTGATCGGTGACGAGACCGGGCGCGTGCAGTGCACGAAGTTCGACAAGATGGTTCACATAGTTCTCGACGCTTAGCACAAACCACAGAAGAGAAGGAAGAGCAGCATGAGTCAATTAGTTGAACACGCCCGCCGTGAATTGTCTTTGGCGGGACTTGATAAGCCGGACGCTGACTATGGTGGTGCGATTGCCACAGGCGTGTTGGAATTGATCGAGGTCTTTGCGAAGCAGGGACATTCGGGAGAGAGCGCCGGGCAGACCATTCGCATCTTCAAGGAGCTTGCAACATTCTCGCCGCTGACTCCGCTGACCGGAGAAGAAAGCGAATGGAACGAGGTCGCTGATGACCTTTGGCAAAACAATCGCAACGGTAACGTCTTCAAGAACGCTGCCGGCGAAGCATGGGACAACGAAGGCGTGGTGTTCCGCGATGATGACGGGACGCTTTATACAAACCGGCATTCGCGCCGGCCTGTCCATTTCCCCTATACGCCGCAGCTTACGATTGAGGTGCGCTCTTCCAAAGCGGAGCCTCTGCCTGACCAAGGCTGAGCTTCCGGCATAAGAAGACAAGGCCCCCGCGCGGAAACGTTGCGGGGGTTTTTGTTTAGTATGTCTACAAGATAACCGAAGGGAGATACTCAATGCCTATACCGAGCGACCCGATGCACTCATACAATGTGCTTGAGAAGATGATCCGAATGTTCCGCGTCATGGGGCGAAACCGCCCCGAGATTAGAAACGGTCTCGAAGTGGCTGCTTCGCTGGCGGAGCTTTACCAAGAAGTGGTTGAGCCGTCCGGCCGTCTCGCGGAAGAGCGGCTTGACATGGAACGCATCGACGCGCTTGCCGATAATATCCGCCAGCCGCACGAGGTGCCTTTCTATCGAGCGCGCGACCCGCGCACCTCTTCTGATATAGCACCGCAGGACGAGCAGAGCCGTGCCGCTACTATTGCTAGAGAAGGGCTGGCGCGCAAACCGCAATATGATTTCGGCGGCAAGCAGGTTCGCAAGCACAAAGCTATTCCTGCGCCGCTGGATGAAGTGGTCTTTGAGCCGCACCGCTTCGAGTACGAAGGCAAGTCGAGCGAGATCGCCAAACGTATCATGTTGCTGCGCCGGGCTGGCTTGGAGATGTTCGAGAAGCGGCTCGTCATTCTGCGTGCGGGCGAAGGTAAGTTCGATTTGACCAACGCGCTGACCAAGCTTCAAGGTCTGCATTATATCGACCGCGCCGAAGTGCCCGGTGTCTATAAATTCAAGGTCGAAGTCCCGCCCGATGCTGCGCCGGAGCACCAGTCGGGTTGCGCCTTGCGAGAGCAACGCGGTTTGTGCACTTGCGGGGCTTCGACGCTCATGCGCGCCATGGACGATGTTTCCGCACTCTACGCCGCTCCTCTATAATTACAGAAAGGAATTACCATGTGCACTAATCATAATCACGCAGGCCCTCCACCAGCCTGGCTCGAATATGGAATGTTTGTCGTTGTTCTCGCCGCTATCCTCTACGTAGTCGGTGCTTTTGTATTCGGTTGGCCGATGGGGGTAGTTGGTGGCAAGTAGCATTGACTTCCCCGGCACCAATAAGGTGCTCACTTCGCCGGCAGGCAAGGAGCATCTCGTCCATGAGCTTCATGTATTCAATAACGGCCGCACGAGCGTATCTTGCTGGCAGTTATCGCGCGACGAAGTCAAAGAGATCATCGAGAGCGGCGGCAAGGTCTATCTCTCGGTGATGTTCGGGACCACGCAGCCTCCGGTCTTTCTCGGAAGCGAAAGCGCCGTGCGGGAATTGAATGCGGACCTTGGCGTTTGGAAGAAGCCGCGCGCCTACGATACCATCCTGACTGACTTGGGATACATCACTGACCGCATCGCTGCCGGGGTCGAAGGGCTCGAAGAAGCTCAAGAGCTATTGATACAAGAGATGGGTGAGCATCCCGACAACGAAAAGAAAGAAGCGCTCTCGATATCTCTACCAATCGACCCGCGCTTGGACGAAGCGATTGCTCAGCTTCGTAAGTACTGCAACGGCATCATTACTCAAATGAATCAGATGGGTGCGAAGCTCTTCCCGAACTTCTCGAAGACCAACCAGTTCCTGAAAGAATGCGACAAGCTCTTCCGGGCACGCGATACTGTGCACGGCGATGTACTCAAGGCTGAGCAGTATGATTTGAACTCAACCAAAGGGAGTACCTGAAATGGCGAAAGCCAAAGTCAAGCACAAGAAGGAAAAGGACAAGCTGCCGAAGTCAGTACGCAAGCTGCTCGAACTCGTTGCGGACGACAATTTGCGACAACTCGCCGGCAACGAGCCTGATACCCTCGAAGAAGGCTCGGTCCTCAAGGACCGCTTCACGAGAGCGCTCCACAAGGTCATCAAGCAAGCCAACAAAGTTGCCGCCGAGTTCGCCGGCCCGACCGACGAATACTAAGCGCCGGCCTTCCTCTATCGGCACGCGCTAACCCCCGGCTCCCGCAATGGGCCGGGGGTTTTTCGTTGCCTTCTGCCGCTCATTTTCGTGAGCCCTGGCTGGCTCCTTCGCTGGGGGCTCTATCGCTGCGCCGGCAATCGAGAAGGCTCTGCTGAGCCACGCCTGCTGCGCTCCTAAAGGTCTCCGATTCGTGCCGCCGTATGCTTTGCAACGGCTTCGGCAATTAGCATTTTGCTCATAGAGCATCCCGCACACGCCACAAGAGAAGCTGCTAGGCCCTATTGGGGGAACAGGGAGCAACCGCAAGGGTGCAGAACCTTCATCCTCCTCACCTTCGGGTGTGCCAACAAAGCGCGTAGCCAACGCGCTATAGAAGATTGGTGAATGGGAGCTTGAGCATCTTCGGATGTTGGTCAAGCACTAGAGAGGATGTTGCGAGCAAGGCCCCTCTCTGGCACCGTTGGAAGGAACTGCGGAACAAAGGGACTATCGGCCAACCCGCCCGCCATGCTTCGGTATGGACCGCATTGCTCGTGCTTGTGTTACTGCCTCACCGACCCCTCAACATGGTGCTGTGGTTTCAGTATTCTCTGTCCTATGGCAGGGAATGCTGTGCCCAACCTACCTATTCCTAACATGGTAACCGTGTGATCCGTTTGGGTTAGGTACCACGTTCGGTATCGGTATGCTTTCTATGCAACCCCAAGAGAGAATGTAAGCGTTATGGCCCCAAGGAAACCCCTCAATGATATCCCTGCGCCGGCAAAGCCGAAGCTTGCGCGAAAGCTGCTCACCGATACGCCTGCTGAGCTTTCTATGTGCGAAGAAAAGAACCCTCCGATTCCCCCTCATTTGGTGGGCGCTCCCCCTCGCTTGCCTTTGGTGCCGAAGTATCAGCGTCGCATCCCCGATCCTGCCGAGCGCCCGACGATTGACCCTCACGGATATGGTGCAACGGTGAAGGCATTCCGCGTCAGCAATGAAATCACCGTGCGCTACCGCGAGAAGCTGCACGATGATGGTTCGAAGGTGCGGCTCTATTATATCGGCGCGCTCGCGCTGGGGACTGCCATCTTCTCGCCTACCATGATTAGCTGTAGCTTTCTGCACAAGCTCAAAGGCGAGGACCACGCGCGCCTGAAAGATGAGAAGCATCTTCACGAGCACATTCGCAAGCTTCTGGAATATATGCCGTAGGGGTTATTTATGGGGGCCATGGACGAAGTGCGCTTGTTAATACCGAAGCTCAATGCCGAAGAGCTTGAGCAGGCGCGTAAACTTATCGCCGTCAGCGGGGGCCTTTCGGTAGACAAAGCCGAAGTCGATGCGTCCGATTGGCTCCTGTCTGGAATGGTGACCTTCCTTATCAAGGAGGGCCATCTTGACAAGGGCGGGCACTTCGCTGTGGTGAAGAAGAAAGCTTACAAGACCTATCTCAAAAAATTGCCGCCGGTCATGGAATACTTTACTCAGCTTGAGAAGCAGGCGAAGACTGTCACGCGCCATCGCCCGAAGCTTGCCTTTATCGCAGGCCGCGCGCTGGCGAGCTTGCTTGAGGGCCGGGGTGTGTTCAGCGTAAGCGCAATGCTCTCTCAGATTGACAAGATGCCCGAAGCAGTAGAGGCGGCATTCCCGAGCTACGGTACTGCGGGGCTTTTTCGATTTGTTCTGGACAATATGGAAGATGTGTAACGAGTATGCTTTCTAGCAATGGGGCGGACTCAAATTAGGATTGCAAAGTGTCTGACAAAGTAGCGTTATCGACAAGCCTCCAGGAATCAGTGCTCACGCTGATTTGCATGGACGAGGATAAGGGCGGCATTGCCGCCAATCTCGTAGACACCGATCTCTTCGAGCCGCCTTATGATGATATCGCAAAGCGGGCGATTGCTTACCGGCGCAAGTTCAAGAAGGCACCGGGGCAAGCGCACATCGACGACCTCTTCGACCATGTGCTTTCCAATCCGAAGAACAAGCGCAAGACGCTCTACCAGCACGTGCTCTCCGCGATGCTGGAATTGTCGAAGAACCTGAACGCTGACTTCATCCTTTCGCGCGTCTCGGATTTTACAGAAGAGCAGAGCCTCAAAGCTGCCATCTATGAAAGCGCGGAACGCTTCGAGCGCGGGGGCGAAGATACCAAGGCAGATGTGCGCGTCATTCTGGACAAGGCGATGCGCTTGCGCCCGCAGACCTTGGATACAGGAATGTTCCTGTCCGATCAGGCATCGGTCGAATATCTGACGCGGAGCCTGACGGCCGACTTCTACCTCGACATTGGTCCGCTCGATCAGAAGCACGTGGGTCTTGTGCGCAAGGAGACATTTAGCTTTCTCGCACCGCCAGGCACCGGCAAAACTTGGTCGTGTATTCATGCCGGCGTCAAAGCTTTGCAGCAGGGAGCGAAGGTCGCGCACGCTTCGCTTGAGATGCAGAACGAGCGCGTGATGCCCCGCTATCTGCAACGGCTCTTTGCCATCGCCAAGGATAGCGAGAAGTATCGGCGCACCGAGTTTGAGACAGACGAACTCGGAAGGGTCACCGGCCTGCCTGCGAAGTTCTTCAAGCCGAAGCTTCTAATGGAGCAAGACAACATCGAGCGCATTGTGCGTCGCAAGATGAGCGCGCTCGGCTCCCGGCTCGATAGGCTGGTGGTCAAATCCTTCCCCACGGGCTCGCTTACCATGAACGGGCTGCGTGCTTGGCTTGATGGGTTGGAGCGCACGCACCAATTCATTCCCGATGTGCTGATCCTCGACTACCCGAAGCTGATGCACCTCGACCGCAAACAGGACTTGCGCATCGGCTTGGGCCTGATGATGGAGGAGCTACGCGGGCTGGGGGTCGAGCGAAACTTCGCCGGCTACTATCCGCTACAATCGAATCGAGAAGGCTCACGCTCGCGCATCCTGAAAGGCGACCAAGTCGGTGAAGACTATTCGTTGATCCAGACCACCGACAATCTCATCACCTATAACCAAACGGAAGCGGAGAAGGAGCTAGGGCTTGCCCGGCTCTATGTTGCCAAGGCGCGAAACAATGCGGATGGCTTCTCCATTCTCATCACGCAGGATTACAACACCGGCCAATTCGTGCGGTCGTCCGCTCGTATGCCTACTGACTACGAGCGGATGTTTAAGAAGGAGCCAGTCGAATGAGAATCCCGTTTGTCTGGTGCGTCCGCCACAGGGGTGGTTATTGCGCTACCGCTGACGGCAAAGATTACAAGCAAGATGAGGACCATGTCCGTACTCTTTGTAATAATGTCGTGACGCTTCCGTGGGGTAGCGCTCGCATCAGTCCGGATTGTCCGGAGTGCATCAAATTACTCACAGAGAAGAAAGGTAAAGAGAATGGCAAAGAAGAAGGCACGGCGTAACAAGGACGGCTCGCTCGACCGCCGCTCGTTGAAGGCGGTCATCAAAAAGGTCAGGTTTGGCGATATGTCAAAAGCCGAGCGCGCTATTCATGACATGGTGGTTCGCAACGTGCGTGGTCGCAGCAAAGCCAAGCGTCGCGAGACGGTGCCTGTTCGGAAGAAACAGGATGTGGTCAACAATCCCTCGCACTATGGCGGTGCGGAGAATGCCTACGAGACCATCAAGATCGCCCGTGCCAAGCTCACGCCGGAGGAATATGTCGGCGCGATGAAGTTTCAAGTGCTGCGCTACAATGATCGCTCGGGCAAGAAGGACCGCGCGAAGACCATCGAAGATTACAGCAAGGGCCTGTTCTATCAACAGGAGCTTGTCAACGCAGCGAAGGGCCTGCCGGTTCGTGGCCATCTGGTGCAGCCTTGATTTCCGCCGAAGTAATCTGCGACAGCATCTCCGAAGCTGGGAAGCGGCTGACCACCTTCAAGCTGCGCTACCCGAAGTTCATCCACGGCGAGAGCAAGACGCATCGGGTGATCTCTTGGGGCAACGAAGGCGGCTACATTGTGATGGAGCAGGAAGTCGGCTTGATGGATGACAAGCACCTTTCGCGCAATGCTTCATCTTCCCGCGCTGTGCCTACCCGCAAGCTGCTCGCGGAAATCCGCTCCGGCAACTTCGCTGTGCCTGAGAGATGGGGCAAGGACCAAAAGGGAATGCAGGCAGCGGAAGACTTCTCGCCTGATGTGCCGTGCCAGCCAGGCAAGGAAGTTTCCGAATTGGAGTTTGTGCAGAAGGTGTGGGCGATGTCAGCGATGAGCGCTTGTGAGCACGCGCAAGCTTTGCTCGACTTCGGCGCGCACAAGCAATTGGTCAACCGCATTCTCGAACCCTACACGCATATCAATGTCGTGGTGACGGCGACCGAATGGGACAACTTCTTCGGCTTGCGCCTGCACAAGGATGCGGACCCTACCATGCGAGCACTCGCGGTTGCGATGTGGGAGGATCGTCAGAAGTGCAAACCGCAATTGCGCAAGGATGGTGAGTGGCATCTGCCATTTATTGATAAGGATACCGAAGAGCAGCTTTTCCGTCGGTCGTTTAAGAATGGGGTGTTTGACCGCGACTGGCACCTTGATTTGTGCCGCAAGGTTTCAGTAGCTCGATGCGCTCGGGTTTCGTACGAGTCGTTCGAGACTGGCAAGCGCTCGACTGTGGAAGAAGACCTTCCGCTTTATGACAAATTGTTCGCCGGGTTGCAGGATACTAGCGCGCCTCTTCATGCTTCGCCGGCAGAGCATCAAGCACGCCCGGACCAGAAGGTCACGCCTTTTGCTCGCACAGGTCGCATCACTGACAAAAATGGCGACTTTGTTTGGCTACAGCATGAGCTTCACGGCAACCTTGTCGGCTGGTGCCAATATCGGAAGATGTTGCCCGGCGAAGCTTGCGCTCCCCTGCCTGAGGGCTTCGCGCCGTGATTGATGCCATCGCTACTTTTGGGCCAAACAATCGGCTTGTGTTCGATTTGAGATACCCGACCTACCTGCACGGCAACTTTGCTTTCATCGCTGCGTCGCACGGGGTCTCGCTCGAATATCGCACCAAGGCGGACGGTCATGATACTCTGACCATCTTGCGCGAGGATATCTCAAAGGTAGCGGTGCCATCTTTTAGCAGCTTGCCGGACCAGGATCGTGCATCTGCTGCGCAAAACATCTGGCAAGAGTTAGCGAAATGCACGATTGATTTCGCTGACGGCTTGCGCCTGCTCGGTGCCGGCGATGACATAGTCAATCGAATGTTGATCCCTTTCTCTCATATCGACGTGCGCGCTACAGAAGGTATGGGTTGGGACGCCTTGCTCGCGTTGCGCGATAGCCTTAACGTAGCGGGTGAAATCCGCGAGCTTCTTCGCGTGATGTTTGATTGCAGAGCAAGGCGGATGATGTAATGAAGCGCAAGTCAGCCAAGACGCGGATCGTTGGCTGGTTCTCCTGTGGCAATAATTCGGCCGTTATGTCGAAGCTGCTGGTCCAGAAGTTCGGCAAATCCAAAGACCACGAACTCAGGATTGTTCGGTGCCGGGTGATAAACGAGCATCAGGACAATGACCGGTTCAGCGATGATGTGCAGAAGTGGATCGACTATCCGATAGAGATAGTCATGAACGAGAAGTATGCCGGCGATGCAGACCGGGTGTGGCGCGAACGCCGCTACATGGCGGGCATCAATGGCGCGGTCTGCACCATTGAATTGAAGAAGGTGCCGCGCTGGGAATTGGAAAGCGCGTGGCATCCTGATTACCAAGCCTACGGCTTCTCCTTCGATGAGAAAGGCCGCGCTGACCAATTCGAGGAGTTCAATCCCGAGACCCGATTGATCCGCATTCTCGAAGAACGGAAGATCACGAAGCAAATGTGCGCCATCATGGTGTCAGGCGCAGGCATCGAGCTTCCGGTTCTCTATCGCATGGGCTTTCGCAACAACAACTGCATCGGTTGCGTGAAGGCTTAGTCGCCAGGATATTGGGCCAAGGTGCGCCACTTCTTCCCCGACATCTTTGAATCGCGCGCCTTGCTCTCCCGTGAATTGGATGTGCGTCTGGTAAAGCTCAAAGGCGTGCGCGCCTTCATTGATGAGATACCGGCTAACTACGATTGGAAGAGGTATGATCGTTCGTATGGCTTCGAGTGCGGGATCATGTGTGGGCCGGTGAAGAGAATTAGCAAATGATACATCCGAAGGCGGTCAAGCTCTTCCTCAAGCAGCAGCGCGACAGTCACGCGTGGATGAAGAAGCTTACCAACAAGCAGCTTGACCGCGCGCTCGAAGAGCAGGGCTTCAAGGTTGCCGACCCTACCAAGAAGCCGCTCCGCAAACAGCAGAAGGTTTGCATACTGCTCGGGCTCGCTTACCCGCGCTTCTCCTTCTGGCTGGACATGGGCTTGGGGAAGACCCGCATCGTTCTCGAATTGATGAACCATTACTGGCGACTTGGGTTGCTCAAGCGCGGCCTTATCCTGTGCATCTCCGATGAAGCGGTCGATGAGTGGGAGAAGCAGTTCAGGAAATGGGGCGTCAAGATACCGCACGTGGGTATCGGCAACTCTGCCACCGTCGAGAAGTGGCAGCACGTAGCCGAGCTTGGGGCTGGTCTCATCATCGCGACCTACGCCGGCTTCAACCACATGTTCGCCAGCCGGCAGAAGACCACCAAGCGCACAAAGCGGCGCAAGGCGAAAGTGAAGATGTCGCCCGATGCGAAGAAGATCAAAGCGTTTGCTGCCAATCTCGACGCCTTTGTCATGGACGAGTCGGTGCATCTCGGGAATTACAAGGGGCTCGGCTTTCGGATAGCAAAGAAGCTCTCCGCGAAATGCTACTCGGTCCATGCGCTCGCTGGTGTGCCCTTCGGGTTGGACCCTACGCTGATATGGAGCCAACAGTTTCTTGTCGATAGAGGCGAAACCCTGGGGCCGACGCTTGGTCTTTTCCGTGGTGGTTTCTTCGAGGAGAAGGCCGGGCACTTCACAATGTTCGAATACAAGTTTAAGAAGGAGATGGAGCCGGTCCTTCACGAGATACTCCAACATCGCTCGATCACCTATTCGACCGAAGACGCCGGCATCGAGCTTCCGCCTGTCACGCCTATTGTGCGCAGCATCAGGCTCCCTCCCGAAACGATGGCGCTGTATGAAAAGGCGCTTGAGCAATTGAAGCAGGCAGCGATCCGCCACAATCGCCGGCAGATGGAGAACTCTTTTCTGCGAATGCGCCAGCTATCGTCCGGCTTCATTGGCTACGCGGATGATGAGACGGGCGCGAAGGCGCAACTCATCCTGCCGCAGAACCCCAAGCTCGATGACTTTGTCAACAACATCGAAGATATGCCCTACGATTGTAAGTTCGTTTGCTTCTATGAGTTCACCGTTTCCGGCAGGGCTCTTGTTGAAGCATTGGCGAAGCGCGGCATCACGGCCGGCTGGGTCTGGTCGGGCACGAAGGATGTAAAGAAGGTGCGCAGGCTCTTCGATGATGCTCCGCCGAAGAAGTTCAAAGGCATCATTGGCAACTGGCGCAAGATAGCCGAGTCGCTCAATTTGCAGCGCGCGAACTACACGCATTATTTCGAGAGCCCCGTCGGTGTTATCGCGCGTCGCCAATCTGAAAAGCGCACAGATAGGCTCGGGCAAGAACGTCCTGGGTTCCGTTTTGATTATTGCGCCACGAGTGCTGATCGCCGTATTCTGCAATTCCATAAGAGCGGTGCCGACTTCTTCAAGGCGCTGTTCCGCGACCCGGATGAGGCGCTTGGCGAGCAGCCGCGCCGGAAGCTCGCGGCCTAGCGGCCTGCCGAATCCCCTCCCCTCCGGGCCATAGCGAGCCCGCCCGGCCCGGCCCGGCGAAGGCCCCTGCTTTGGGGCTCCCCAATCCCCAGCCGCGCCAGAAGCCCGGAAAAGCGCCCTCCGGGCCTGCCAAAAGGCCCCCTCCCCGGCTCTCCTTATATATTGCGCCAAACCCCGGTACAGGGCTATTCTCAGCCTGCCCCGCCGATTTGGAAGTCGGCAGGGCACCGGGGAGGCAACCCCGGCGCAGGGATAAAGGAAACCCGAACCGCGAAACAAGCACAGCGCAGCGATGGTGCCCACGACCCGGCACAAGACCCCGAGATAGCATAAGGGGCAACCGGGAAACGAAGACCTCTCAAGGCGCTAAGTAATCCGAGAGCCCGTCTCTCGCGGTGAAGAAAAATCTCCTACGAGATTGGTTACCCACGGCGTCTCATCGCCACCGGGTTAACGCGAATGCCGGGTGCGCACAAGCCGCCGACCGCCGGACAAAGTGCCTGATAGAAGGCCGAACATTCTAAGCGAACAATTTGGGTAGGAGATTGAAGCGCACGAAAAATCTCGTGCGCTTGCATAGCGAATTGAATCATTCGCCTGACGAGGTCCAGTAGACCGAAATGCAAAAAGGAAAATACAAATGGAAAATGTTGTCGAGCTTCGTCCTGCGAAAAAATACAATGTCAGTCTCACCGGCGCTGAGTGGCTCGCGCTGATGCTCAAGCTTGCCGGTCGCGGCCACGATGTGATGGCAGCGGAAAGCGCCGAAGCTAAGATGTTGCAGCAACTCAATTTTGCGGAGGGCTGAGCCTATGAAGGTACGCGAGCTAATCGCTGAGTTGAGGCAGCATGACCTCGATGCCGAAGTGCACTTTGCATACAACTACGGCGACCATGCGCGCACAACAGTTGCGCCCAAGGTCGAGACGGTCGATGAATACGCTGTCAAGCATTCTGACTACCATCGGATGCCGGTGCTTGATGAAGATGGCGAAGACCAGATGGTGGTCGTTCTCCAAGCCTAAACTTTTCGCTGCGCTGGAACGCGGCACAATTGGAAAAAGGAAATCCCAAAATGAACTACGAAACTCTCAAGGCTTCGCCCATCGGTCAGAAGCTCCTCGCTGCCGGTTACGATATCTGGAACAGCGGTGGCAATGTCATGGTGTGGGGTCGCGAAGCGAAGAACGGCGTGATTATCTACATCGGCCAAGGCGACAGCGATATTGGTGAAGATGGCGACGAGACCAAGTGGGGCACTTGTTGCTCTGATAAGGATGGGGGCCACATCGAGTGGCTTACGTTCGAAGGCACGCTCGATGAGATGATCGAGAAGATGAGCTTCGTCGATGCGACGCCCGACAAGCTGCCTGCTCCCGGCACCCGCGTTTGCTTCATCGCAGAGTGGGACATCTTCGCCGCCGACACAGTCATCCCGCGCTACGCTGTGGGAACTGTGGTGCCGATGGACGGCGACTTCGCGATCAAGATGGATGTTCGCTACCACAATCTCAGAGAGTGGAAGAACGAGGTCCATCTGGACCCCCACAGTATGGCAGAGGACAACAATGTCAGCGAAGCCGGATGGGTGCTCTTGCACATTCGCGCGGTCAAGGACGACGAGCGCTTCATCTGCTCGTGCGGCTGGTTCGGCTCCCCGCTCATGCTGCGCAAAGGCAAGTGCCCGGTCACCTCTTGCCGGAATGATGTCACGCTTCTGCCGCCGATTAACATGGCGGGTTTTCCTTCTGCGGAAGTGATCGGCGCAGAGTTTGTCAAGGTGCTCCGCGAATGGATCAATGACTCGAAGCTTTGGGACGGCGAGTATGCGCACTGCGAATCTCCCGAAGAAGCGTGGGCGCACATGTGCAAGCTCAACGCGGCGGATCACGATCGCAATGCTGAACAAGAGTTCTGTGACGCCAACATGGCGATGGACGAAGCGATGCGTAATCTCGGCATGGGGGCAGCGCTTGACCACCCCGCTTGGGCTGACGACCAGCGCATGACCGACCTTTGGAACAAGGCGTGGGAATGCGCGAAGCCTGCTCTTCGCGGCGAAGTGCCGACTGTGACGGCCAAGAGCTTGTTGGCCGATGCTGCTGCAATGAAGGACCTTACCGACGACGTCATCAATGCCTTGGCCCTGCTTGTGCAGCAGCGCATCGGGCAAGAGGACGGAGGCATCGCCGGAATACACTTCTCCGATAGCGACAAGCGCGAGGAAGTCGAGAGCCTCTTGCGCAGCTATCTCGAAACCGAAGCCGCTTACGAAGATTAAGAGGAGCAATCACATGACAAACAAAAACGAAGACTTGCCGGCAGGCGTCAAGGATACGGACCTTCGCTATCCGAAATACAATGCCAAGAAGCCCGTGCGAGTAGAGCATACGCTGACGCTCTATAAGACTACGGGCTTCGGCTGGTGCATCGCTACGCTCCCTATCGGAGGAGGCAGGGGCTCCACGCTACGCACCTACGGCGTCTCTATCGCTTCGGAGCAG